TGAACACGCACTTCATGTATTAGGAGTTCACTAATGAATGATAAAAGATTAGCCAAAGGCCTAATTATTTTATTATTGCTTCCATTGACATTGGCATATTTTAGTGGCGATAAGTTTCGTTACCCATGCCAAGACCCAGCAAATTGGGACAAAGATATATGCAAGTTGCCATATTGTGATGTAACAAGGACTTGTCCTCAACACATTTTTAAGGGTCAAAATGACCCACGCTTGGGACCAGGAGGAGATAAACCCATTGCACAAAATACACCAACACCAATAACGCCAACAACTGGAGCGAATTGCAAATGAACTTGAATATTTTTAATAAAAAAGAAAAGAAACCAGAAGATAACTTCATGTATACCGAAGAGCAGTTGATGGCTCGTCTGAAGTTCTTTATTGGTATTTGTTTGGCACTTACATTGTTTGGTATTGTATTTGTTGTGTTATACTCTTTAATTTTTGTAACACAGCCACTTAATGCTATTTCACCTATCGACCAAAAATTCTTTGAGTTGATTATACCTATTGCCACATTTTTAACTGGTACATTATCTGGTATCATGTTGGCTGGTGGTGACAAAGATGCACAGAAGATGGCACTACAAGCTGCAACACGGCCTACAACAGTAAGTCCTGCACCAACAACACCATCTACGCCAAGTTTTAGTGGTGTAACAACGCCTGCTTTTGTTGCATCGGCACCTGCACCATCGCCATTTGCACCAGCAGTTACAACAGGATTTGGTGGTAAACCAGCACCACTTCAACCACCTCAACCAGAGATTTAATAAATGAATTGGTTGAATAGTATGCTATCCGATGGACACAATGGGTCTATCAGTAGTAAAAGAGTTATAACCCTTTTATCATTTTTAATTTGTGCTTTTGCACTTGTCGCTGACATTTTTGGTTACAAGGTAACACCATCATTGTTTGATTCAATGATATACCTTGTAATCGCAGGATTAGGATTTACCGCCTCAGAAAAATTTGCTAAAAAGGAAGAACAGAAATGAAAAAGTTTTTAATCGCAATTAATATTGTAGCATGGTCTCTTGTTGGTTACCAAGTTGCTCATGCAGCCGAAACTAAAAAGGCTTGTGTCATGCAGAAAGACCAGAAAACAGGTAAAGAAAAAGAAGTTTGTAAAGAAATCAAAGTTCATAAAAAATTAGACGGTACTCCTGTGCCAGAGAAGAAATAAAAATGGCATCTACAGCAGAGCGCCTTGGTATTGTTGAAACCAAGGTACATACCCTTGATGAGAAATTAGACGACCTGAAAGTTGACGTTAAAGATGTGCATGATTGCCTTGATAAAACACGAGATGACTTGACAGAACAGCTGAAAACCATGTATGATGCTTCATGCACTCAACATTCAGCTTTGGCAAAAGAAATCAATGCACTTAAATCTCAGAGAGATAAGTGGGTATGGTTATCAGCAGGTGCCCTTGCCGCTCTTGGTTGGGTATCTGGCCACATGGAAATCATTACAAAAATATTTCAATAGTGTTGACAATTCAGTAGTATTTTGTTATAATCCTATATTATGAGTTTAAGTGTAGAGTCCAAATATATTGGACTAATTTCCCATCGTCTGAGAAACTTCAAGCGTAAGCAAGATTACCTTTGGAATTTCTCATGCCCGATTTGCGGTGATTCTAAGAAGAATCTCCTCAAGGCTCGTGGGTATGTGTATAAGAAAGGCAACAATCTATTCTATTCATGCAAAAATTGTGGAATAGGTACAAGTCTAGGTAAATTATTGGAGAATGTAGATGGTAGTTTATACAAGGAATATGTCCTTGAACGGTATAAATCAGGTGAATCCGGTTTCTCCAATTTTAAGGAGCCAACATTCAACATACCCTCGCCAAGATTTGATAAACTTGACAAACCAAAAATCTTTGAGCACGCCGAGTTCTGTTCTAACCTATCAAGTGAGCATTTTTGCTTAGCTTATCTAAAGAATAGACAGATACCTAAAGAGTTCTACAGCCAATTATTATTTACCTCACACTATAAGAAATTTATAGATGCCTTGGTGCCTAATCATGGCAAGAAGTTGATTGATGATGCTCGAGTTATTATACCGTTCTATGATGTGTATAATAACCTGATTGCGGTATCAGGCCGTGCATTAGAAACCTCCGATAAAACACTAAGATATATAACCATTCGCACTACCGATAGTGAAGAAAAATTAGTGTTCGGTATGGATAGAGTGAGTGTTCACGAACCTGTCCGTGTTGTTGAAGGTCCCCTTGATAGTCTGTTTATAAAGAATTGTGTTGCAAGTGCTGATGCTAATCTTGCTATTGTTGCAGAAAATATTTCAGCAGGTAAGAAAGTTTTAATATTTGATAATGAACCACGCAACAAAGAAATCGTCAAATTAATGCAAGAAAGCATTAAATCCAATCACAATATCGTCATTTGGCCTAATACTATACAAGCAAAAGATGTCAATGAAATGATAATGAGTGGCATATCAGTTGGTGAGATTGAAAGTATTATAAGTAGTAACACATTTAACGGTTTACAAGCACAGACCAAATTTGTTTTTTGGAAGAAAGTATAATAATAAGATTGGAGTTTTAATGAGTGATATCGTTCACGGTATTAAAGTAGATTATTCTCGTGATTCATTGTTTGATGAATTGGGAATTAAAAGATTGAAAGAGTCCTACATGAAAGAGGACGAAACATCACCGCAAGAGAGGTTTGCATATGTTTCAAAGGCGTTTGGCTCTAACGAAGAGCATTCACAGAGGTTGTATGAGTATAGTTCCAATCATTGGCTTTCTTATTCTACTCCCATTCTTAGCTTTGGTCGCAGTAAGCGTGGTCTTCCTATATCATGTTTTCTCCCTTATCTACATGATTCGGCAGAAGGACTAGTAGATTGCTTAGCTGAAGTAAATTGGTTATCAATGCTAGGCGGTGGTGTAGGCATCGGCATTGGCATTCGTAGTGCTGATGATAAATCAACTGGTGTAATGCCACACTTGCGTACCTATGACGCCTCATCACTAGCCTATCGTCAAGGTCGCACACGCAGAGGGTCATATGCAGCCTATCTTGATATCAGTCATCCTGATGTATTAATGTTTCTTGAGATTCGTAAACCAACAGGCGACCAGAATATGCGTTGCCTGAATTTACATCACGGCATCAATATCACCGATGAGTTTATGCACCTTGTTGAGCAATCAATGCTTGACCCAAACTTTGATGACACATGGCAATTAAAAGACCCAGCATCAGGTGAAGTAAGAGATACTATTTCTGCTCGTGAATTGTGGCAGAGAATTTTAGAAACAAGAATGTTAACTGGTGAACCATATATCCATTTCATTGACACCAGCAATCGGCTCATGCCACAATTTCAGAAAGATTTAGGTCTAAAGATTCAACAATCAAACCTATGCTCTGAGATTATTCTACCAACAGATAAAGATAGAACAGCCGTTTGCTGCCTATCGTCAGTTAATTTGGAGTATTATGATGAATGGAGAACTAACAAATTATTTCTTAAAGATATTGCCGAGATGCTTGATAATGTCCTTGATTACTTCATTACTAATGCTCCTGATGCTGTTCATCGTGCAAAGTTTAGTGCCGAGCGAGAGCGTTCTATTGGTATCGGTGCTCTTGGGTTCCATGCTTATCTACAGCGTAATGGTATTGCTTTTGAAGGTGTCATGGCTAAAGTAGCCAATAACAAAATGTTCAAACATATAAGGAGTAAATTAGATGAAGCCAACTTGGAATTGGGTGGTGAACGGGGCTCTCCTGGTGACTGTGCCGGCACCGGCCTACGCTTCGCTCACGTTATGGCTGTGGCCCCAAATGCTTCCAGCTCTATTCTTATGGGTAACACCAGTCCTTCTATTGAGCCATATCGTGCTAATGCTTACAGACAAGATACCTTATCAGGATCACATCTGAATAAAAATAAGTTCCTTGATGCCATACTAAGAGCAAAAGGTCTTACTGAAGAACAAATGCAAGATACATGGTCATCTATTATTGCTAATGATGGTTCATGCCAACATTTGACCATATTAGATGATACACAAAAAGATATATTTAAAACTGGAATGGAAATTGACCAACGCTGGGTGATTGAACACGCAGCCGACCGCCAAGTGTATATTGACCAAGCACAATCATTGAATCTATTCTTCAGGCCTGATGTGAATGTCAAATATCTCCATGCCTGTCATTTCTTGGCATGGAAAAAAGGATTGAAAACACTATACTATTGCCGTTCAGAGAAGTTGGCTAAGGCTGATAAGGTATCTAAGCGTATTGAAAGAGAAGTTATTAAAGAGTTAGACATGACTGCTATCGCACAAGGTAACGAATGTTTGGCGTGTGAAGGGTAATGAAACTAACAAAAGCTGCCGCTGAAAGAATTCGTGATTTAATTATTGAAGAAAATGAACCAACACTAAAAGGGTTGAGGGTTGCTCTCAGAGGCGGTGGTTGTAATGGCTTTGAATATGTTTTTACTTTTGAAGATACAATAGAAGAAGATGATTTTGTTTTTGAAGCAACAGATGTTAAACTAATAGTGGATTATATGTCAATGGAATACTTAAATGAAGCAACATTAGATTATGTTGAAAAGCCTTTTGAATCAAGGTTTGTAATTAGTAATCCAAATGTAAAATCTTCTTGCGGTTGCGGTTCATCGGTGGGTTTTTAATGGCACACATTGTAGCAAATTTACCACCGGTAAAATGTTTTGTTCGTAAAGAATTTCTCTATGATTTTCAAAAAGGTCATGGAGAACTTGAGCCATGTTGGTGGATAAGTATCAAATCATTACGAGGTCAAGCATTTCGTATTGAGGCCTATCTAAACAATTACGGTGCATTATACGACAAGTTACCATTACACGCATTTTGTTGGAAGCCTATTGTTGGTGAACCATTGCCATTAGATAGTTTACAGTTGTGGGATTGTTTATCATATGATATTACTGTTCTAAAGAAAGCACAGTTACAATCCATGAAATGTAAGTTTAAGTTGAAAAATGGAGATTGGATGTATGGGGTATACCTTTTCACAGTTGATAGTGCCCATCCTGATTTTAATACTCTTGATACTGGCTTTTCCGAAGATGTTGAGGATCACAAGTCTTATAATTTTGTTATGTGTGATAACGGGCAGTTTGCTGCTCAACCAAATAATAGGTTGATTATATTAGAACCAAGTAGTAACCCAAAAGAATTAAAGATGCCAGATTTTAGAGTAGCAACTAAGAGATGGTCAGTAGAAACCGAGGCCAAATGGGCACTAGGAAACATCAACACAGTAATGTATGAGAGAAAAGATGATTAAGAAAACAGAAAGTAAATTAACAGATACACGCAACAGTTTTAAACCGTTCAATTATCCATGGGCATATGAGGCATGGTTGAAGCATGAGCAATCACATTGGTTACACACAGAAGTGCCAATGCTTGAAGATGTGAAAGATTGGAAAAAGAAACTCACACCAGCTGAGAAACACTTTTTAACCAATATTTTCCGTTTCTTCACACAAGGCGACATTGATGTGGCAGGTGGTTATGTAAAGAACTATCTGCCATATTTTCCACAACCAGAAGTGCGTATGATGCTGATGGGCTTTGCAGCTCGTGAAGCATTACATATTGCGGCATATTCACACCTGATTGAAACATTGGGTCTGCCTGACACAACCTATAATGATTTTATGGAGTATCAGGAGATGAAAGACAAGCATGATTATGTGCTTGATATTTCAGATAAGAACGGCACCAAAGAAAACACAGCACGACATATTGCAGTATTTTCAGCCTTTACAGAAGGTATGCAGTTGTTTAGCTCATTTATTATGTTACTAAACTTTCCACGCCAAGGTAAAATGAAAGGCATGGGTCAAATCATTACATGGTCAATCGTTGATGAAACAATGCACGCTGAGTCCATGATGAAACTATTTAAGACCTATGTGCATGAGAACACCGAAATATGGAATGATGAATTAAAACAATCTATCTATGCCATTGCAGAAAAAATGGTTGAATTAGAAGATAAATTCATTGACCTTGCTTTTAGTATGGGTGAAATGGAAGGTCTAACACCTGCTGATGTTAAACAATATATTCGTTATATTGCTGACCGCAGATTAATTGGCCTAGGCATGAAAGGCATTTTCAAAGTCAAACGCAATCCATTGCCATGGGTTGAAGAAATGATTAATGCTCCAACACACACTAACTTTTTTGAAAACCGTTCAACAGATTATTCTAAGGGTGCATTAAGTGGTACATGGGACGATGTTTGGGGTAAAGCCGCCTAATGTTAATTCTCTACACATTGGTGATGACCCACATCACCATTCTTTGTGTTACAATGTATCTCCATCGCAGTCAAGCACATCGAGCAGTAACATTTAATCCTGTATTAGAACATCTCATACGATTTTGGCTATGGCTTACAACAGGCATGGTCACCAAGCAATGGGTTGCTATACACCGTAAACACCATCAGATGACCGACCAAAAAGGTGACCCACATTCACCAAAGATATTTGGTATTTGGCGTGTATTATTTGGCGGTGCATTTCTGTATGCTGATGCAAGTAAAGATAAACTAATGGTTCAAGCATACGGCAAAGGAACACCTGAAGATTGGGTTGAAAAGAATATATACTCAAAGTATAGCCTTGTAGGCGTAATAGCATTATTGATTATTGAAACCTATCTATTTCACGGATGGGGTATTGTTATGTGGTTGATACAGATGGCCTGGATTCCATTTTGGGCTGCAGGTGTAGTCAATGGTGTTGGCCATTATTGGGGTTATCGTAACACCGAAACAAACGACACATCTAAAAACATTATACCAATGGGTCTAATTATTGGTGGTGAAGAACTACATAATAACCATCATAATAAACCAGCAAGTGCAAAACTATCTGAAAAATGGTTTGAATTTGACATGGGTTGGTTTTGGATTAAAACACTAAGTTATTTAAAATTAGCAAAAATTAATAGGAAATAAAATGAAAAAATTATTACTTGTATTATTAGCAACACCATTATTAGCATTCGCACAAAAAACTCCACAAGGTGTAACCTATGATGCTCAGATTGTCCGTGTAAGCGATGGCGATACTGTTGTCATAGCTGCACCTTTTCTACCTGCACCACTTAAACCCGAACTTGCCGTTAGAATATTCGGTGTGGATACTCCAGAAAAAGGATTCAGAGCCCAATGCCCTTCTGAAGATGCCAGAGGACAAGCCGCAAGTGAATTTACAAAGAAAGCAGTATCAGCTTCCACTCAGCGCCAAGTTGTGTTGTATGGCTGGGATAAATTTGGTGGCCGTGTCTTGGGTGATATCATATTAAATGGCCAATCATTACGCACCATGTTAATTAAAAATGGTTTTGCTCGTGAGTATTTTGGTGAAGCCAAGCAATCATGGTGTAATTAATGACCGTATTAAAGCACCAATGTTCTGAGTGTGATTCAAAGTTTAAGATTGAATATGATGAAAGAGAAGTAGAAGATAGTCCAGCATACTGTTCATTTTGCGGAACCTATATACAGGAGAGCGAAATGGAGCAGGATGAAGATTATTAATGTGGCTTTATTATAATACAGCAGAACAATTCAACGAAGAAGATATACAAAACCATTACGGTTTTGTGTATCTTATCACACACATTTCAACAGGCCGAAAGTATATCGGTAAGAAATTTTTTACTAAATCTAAAACGAGGCAAGTAAAAGGCAAAAAGAAAAAGAGCAGAGTATCAAGTGATTGGTTAACCTATTGGGGTTCCAACGAAGTATTAAAAGAAGAAGTCAAACAAAATGGGGAGGATGCATACACAAGAGAAATTCTACATTTATGCAAATCTAGGTCAGAGTGTTCGTATTGGGAAACATTTGAGATATTCTATCGCCATGCTCTATTAAGTGAACAATACTATAACTCATGGGTGACCTGTAAAATTCACAAATCTCATGTATTAGGAAAAATAAATGGCTCGCAACAAAGCTCTAATCGACAATGTAACAGAACTGAAACCAGTTAACAAATCCAATCAATTACGCATACGAATTGATGACCTCAAAACCTTTCAACCACTTACAGAAAACCAAAGATTATTTTTTGAAGCATACAAACGAGGTGACTATTTTATTGGTCTTTTTGGTAGTCCTGGAGTAGGCAAAACATTTTTAGCTTTACTCAAAGGATTAGAAGAAGTGTTGGATAAAAGTAATTCTTTTGATAAAATTGTAGTTGTTCGTAGTGCAGTTCAAGTCCGTGACCAAGGATTTGTTCCAGGTGATTTAGACGAAAAAATGCAAATATATGAACAACCTTATATTGAAATTTGTAATACTTTATTTGGTAGGTCTGATGCCTGGGCTCGCTTAAAAGAACAAGACCACGCAAGATTCATTTCAACCACAGCAATTCGTGGTATATCAATAGATGATGCCATTATTATTGTGGATGAGTGCCAATCTATGACTTGGCATGAGTTATCTTCAGTTATGACAAGAACTGGTCACAGGTCAAAAATTATATTTGTTGGAGACTTAAAACAGAATGACCTTGTAAAAACAAGAAATGATGTATCTGGTTTACAAGAATTTTTGAATGTGGCTGCAACTATGAATGAATTTACTAGAATAAACTTTAATTCAGAAGATATTATCCGAAGTAGTTTAGTAAAATCTTTTATTGTTGCTTGTGAGAAATTGGGAATATAAATAGGTGTAGGTCGCCAAGCGGAAACTTGCACCTACTCTAACATTGTAAAGGAATGTCAGCATGGATATTTATCCAACCTATCTTTATATCAAAAAGCATAAGATTACTGGTCTTAAATATTTTGGTAAAACAACTAAAAATAATGTTGAATCATACAATGGTTCTGGTGTTTATTGGAAAAAACACATAAAAAAATATGGCAAAAAGCACATTGAAACTTTGTGGGTGTCGGAGCCTTTTTATGATAAAAAATTACTTGTAGAATTTTCAACTTTTTTTTCTGATTTTTTTGATATTGAAAACTCACCAAAATGGGCAAATTTAATTGTTGAAAATGGATTAGATGGAGCACCTAAAGGTGTCAAAAATGGTGGACTATTTGGTGAATTAAATGGTATGTTTGGTAAAACAAAAGAACAAAACCCATTTTACAATAAAAAACATAAACCTGAGCAAATAAAAGCTTGGAGTGATATGCGATTGGGCAATAAAAATCCAAACTATCAAGGTAAATCTTTTACAGAAGAAACATATAAAAAACTTAGACAACCAAAAAAATGTAAAGACAATTATAAAGGAAGTCCAGGTAAAATATGTTGCATTGATAAAAATGGTGTAGCCAAGCAAATTTCAACCGAGTTATACAATAGTCAAAAAAAATTTGGATTGCCAATGGAACAATGGGAATATGTTAGCACCACAAGTAAAGTGGCAAAGCTTAGGCGACAACTGTAAATTTCACCAGGCGATATACACTAGGTAATGCTTTGCAGCTGCAACATTTTTTTCAGGTTTGCAACATAAATAAAAGTATAGACGCTCATTAAGAGGTCTACGGAGAAAAAAATGCTTAATAAAATTTTATCACTATTCACCATTGACAGGCAATCTATACTAGAAAGTTATATTGCCAGTCGTCAGCCATTATCACAGGCTGATGTTGAAAGATTGATTAGAGAATTTGAGCGTCATACTTCATTTAATTATTAATCACTAAGGATATTACCATGTTTAACCTAAACACCATTCAAGAAACCACCAAGTATTTTGCTGACCAGTTTGCACAGTATGCTGTTGCAAAAGATGTGAAAGAATTCACCAAGAAAAGCCAAGACTTTACTGTAGCCTTAATTGACGCACAGTATAAGGCAACAGTAGCAACCTTTGATGCCATTGGTTCATTTGCAGGTAAAGAATCCACTACATACCTAGATAAAGCAAAGGAAGTAGTAGATACAGTAACAGAAAATGCAAAAGAAATCATTCAAACTGGCACCCTCAAGAGTTTTGCTAATGTTGGACATAAGAAATAACTCACGGAGTTTTAGCCCGATTGTTCGTAATGGATGGGCAATAAAATTCTCAGTTTATCGTGAGGACAACATATTGCTCATCTTTACTTCCTGTTTCACAGGCCAAACCATTGTTCGTTATTTCACTAGTGAAGAAGATGCTGTGGAATACATCAATTTTATATGTGAACAAAACCCCCAAGAAACGATTGAAGCTTAGTATCAAATAGCCCTGCTTTGGCAGGGTTATTTTCTTATAAATAGAGCATAAATATATCATTATAGATTATAGGATAAACAATGCCTCTTAATAAAGTCACAGCAGATTCCATCGCAGACGGCACAGTAATCGCCGCTGACATCGCAGATGGTTCAATCACATCACCAAAAATAGCAGCAGGTGCAGTTACAGGAAATACTCTTTCCACCAACATTATTAATGCCAACAATATTGTAGATGGTGCAATTCTTGGTAATGATTTAGCAGCTAATATCATTCGTGCTAATAATATTGTAGCAGCCACAATTACTGGCAATCTGATTGCAACAGGTCAAATTACTGGTAACCTACTTGCAACGAGCTCAGTATCTTCTAACAACCTTGTTGATTCCATAACAATTGCAAATGTAACATCTTCTCAAACAGCCACATTTATGGGGCCAATTTTTGAAAGAGCGAATGTGGTAACAACTGGAGGGTTAACAGCTACTGTTACTATTCCAACAACTAATACTGGTGTTTTAATATTTACTGCTAACTCGTCTGCTAATGCAACAGTTAATTTTACAGGCCTTAATACAATGTCTGTTGGTAATGTAGCATCATATGTTATTATGGTACCAAATGGAACAACTGCAAGATACATTAGTGCTGTTCAAATAGATGGAAATTCTATAACACCAAAATGGGCAGGCGGTGCTCCAATTGGTGGCACATCAGCAAATACCGATATGTATAGTTTTAATATTGTCAAAACAGATGCAACTCCAACATACAATGTTTTTGCACAAGTTTCTAGCTTCTTTTAATTATGCCATTTGTTAATACATTGCGTAGTAGTACCTCAGTAAGTTTCAGAAGCAAAAAACGAAGAGCAACTGTACCTGATGCACCAACAATAGGTACAGCAACTGCTACAGGAACAACTACAGCAACTGTTTCATTTACAGCTCCAGCAAATAATGGTGGTTCTGCAATTACATCATATACAGCAATATCAAGTCCAGGTGGTATAACAGGAACATTATCTCAATCAGGTTCAGGAACAATTACTGTATCTGGTTTATCTGAAGGCACCACTTACACATTTACAGTTACAGCAACTAATGGTATTGGAACAAGTAATGCTAGTGGATCAAGTAATTCCATAACAACAAGTGTAACGGTTAACTTCCTTGTTGTTGCTGGAGGTGGTGGAGCTGCATCAGGTACTGGAGGTGGTGGAGGTGCAGGTGGTTATCGCACCAGTTCAGCAGTCATTGCTCCAAACTCAAGTAATAGTGTAACTGTTGGAGGTGGTGGACCAGGAACCACATATGGTTATCCTTCATCAGCACCAAACGGCTCAGATTCGTCATTCTTGTCTATCACTTCCACAGGCGGCGGTGGCAGCAGTGCCGGTCAAAATGGTGGTAATTATAGTAATGGAGCTTATGGCGGTTCTGGAGGTGGCGGCGGATACGAAGCTTCAGGTGGTCCTGGAATTCCTGGTCAAGGAAATAATGGTGGAAATGCCAGTGTTCCTGGTGGATATCCTGCTGGCGGTGGCGGCGGAGCTGGTTCCGCTGGTAGTAGCGGCTCACCTGGTGTTGGTGGTGCTGGCGGTTCTGGATCCTATTACCCTGTTACTGGTTCTTATTATGCGGGTGGAGGCGGTGGCTCTGTTGACGCAGGAAATACTCAAGGATCTGGTGGTGTAGGTGGTGGTGGTTCTGGTCAAGGCGGTGGTACTCCTGGAACTTCAGGAACTCCAAACACAGGCGGCGGTGGCGGCGGTGCAAGAAACGTATCAAATTCTGGTGGCGTTTTTGGTGGATCAGGTGGTAGCGGTGTAGTCATTATTTCTTATGCTGGCTCACAGAAATTCACTGGTGGCTCGGTATCATCATCTGGCGGTAACACCATACACACCTTCACAGGTGGTGGAACTTTATCACCACTTTAATAAAAATAATTTTTTTGTGGAGTTTTTCTGTTTTACACCCTATTGGCATTAAAATAAACCCTTAAACTACCTTGCTTTGGCAAGGTTTTTATTGCCTCTCTCCAAATTGAATTAATGTATAATAGCAGTAAAGGAAATACATTATGGTTACCGATGAAGAATTAATTACACTATCAAAAAAAGTAGATGAGTTTCTTTCAACCCTTGCGGTTGAACATCAATTACCAGCTCTTGAATTATCGGCAGTTATTCTTGCCCGTCTAATTCTTCTCAACACCGAATTACAAACTCAAAAAGACTTTCGCAATTTGCTTAATGCAATTGCCGATAGGCCTATTCTTGCCGATCCACCTAAGGTAAATATTCACTAATGATTGATCCAATTATTGCAAATAAAATAAAGGTATGGTATAATGGCCTGTATCGTGGTGAGAAATACTTGGTGCTCATAGGCACATTCTTGGTCATACTTGCAGCTTTACTATGGGTAACAAAAGACTTTACTACACGAGAAACACCTAAGCCAATCATTCTACAAGGAAAATATTAATGGATGCAAAGAATGTAATTGACCGCATTAAGAACCTAAAAGAGTTTGAGGTGATTATAGATATACCACCTGAAGTAATGTTTGATGGCAGTCCAATACCATTTAATCTACGGGTTGATAGAAACCAAGTAGCAAGTGTAAAGTTATTGGCAGAATCACAGCAAGAAGCAGAGAAGAAAGTAAAAGATTTTTTTGTATCAAAAGGATATTATGAGTGAACCAGTTATACATGGATTATTTCCAACACCAGTTGTATTTTCATCAACAGACCGTAAATTTACAAAGCAAGAACTAAAATTCTTTAAGAAATCAAGTGAAACCACTTATAAAAACGAAGGTAATGTGACCAGCCTTAATCGGTACATTGTCAATGAACCTGAAATGGCAACAATTAAAGCAGAAATTGAAGCCGCTGTTAATCATTACATGGATAAAATCATTGTAGCCAAACCTGAGGTGAAGGCTTACATTACACAATCATGGTTGAATTTCACCTCCGAGAAACAATGGCATCATAAGCACGAACATCCAAACAGTTTTCTATCTGGTGTATATTACATTGATGCTGATGAAGCAAACGATAAAATTACATTTTTTAAGAATGGTTATAAACAAATTAAACTAACACCGGCCGAATGGAATTGGTGGAATTGTGAATCATGGTGGTTTGAAGTGAAAACTGGTAGTATTGTTGTATTTCCATCGCATTTGACCCACATGGTTGAGCAGAAGGCCGGTAACAATGTTCGCTGTAGTCTAGCATTCAATACCTTTTTGAAAGGAACTATTGGCGAAAACGAATCACTAACGGAGTTATTAAACCCATGACCACATTCACCACAGACGATAGAAAACAGGCCTATGACCCTGGCCTTAGTTGTGTTACACCTTCAAGTGCAACAGGCCTAGAAGAAGATTTGGTTGCAGAGGCACCATACCATCCAGGTTATGAAGATGCTGCTATGGCACCACAGAATGATTTTACCGTAGTGAATACTAACGAATACAATAAACTATTACAGGAGGTTGCAGAGTTTAGAAAGGCAAATGCTCGTATCATGGCATTTACTAAAACTATTGTTCAGTCATTTAGAAAAGGTTAAACATGAGCCACGAAGAAGCGAAGTTTAAGCATAGTAAAAGGTTGTTGAAGGATCAAAACGCAATACAGAAGCAGGTGAAGATAGCAAAGTCCCATGGTGTGCCGGTTGACAATCCACATATGTTCGCCAAGCATCACGCACTAGATTGTGGGCAACCAAATTGTGTAATGTGTGCTTCACCTCGCAAGATATGGGGTGAAGAAACCATCCAAGAAAAAAGGGCAAAACAAAATGACGATTGATAAATCCTACTATTACTCCGCTGAAGAATGGTCAAGGTCGGTAGGCTACGGTGAAGTGCCAGCTGAACGATTAAAACCAATGGAACAATTAGAACTATTTCCTGAATTAAAACCTTGTGAACCCAACCTTTGGACAGATATAAAGAATAATATAGAATGAACTGGATTGTATACCTACTAATATTTTGCTTTGCCTATGCATTTGGCTTTGATGCAGGTCGTAACCATGCTCATGTTGAAGTAGTAACAAAACAATGTAATGATTGAGCTGGTTGAAGTAACAAGGCAAGACCAGAAGGATATAGTTAAGCATATCATTGAGAACCACCATTCTTATGTGCCAAGCAATGCCTCTGTTGGGCGCCGTATAGATTGGTTGATTAATTATGAAGGTCAAACAGTTGGCATGATAGGGTTAGGCAGCTCTGTTTACCCACCACCCAAAGATATACTCCGTCACCTCTCCCTTTCCAAAGAAGAATACAAGGCAGTCTTTAATACCATTGCCAACAATTGGCGCTTTTGTATGATAAAATCCATACAGAATGTTGGCACCAGAGTATTGAAAGAACTCCGCCGACAGGCACCAATTGCATGGCAGGCCAAGTATGGCGATGAATTGACCCATATTATCACCTTTGTCGGTGCAGGTAAGAATGGTGCCGTGTACCTTGCCGATAACTGGTCAAAAATAGGCGAGACCGCAGGCCTACCTAAGCATAAGTCATCCAGTATGAAATGGCACAGTAACACCGAACTAAAGGAACTATTTGTGAAGCCAACAGGAGAGAATAAGAAGATTATTCTCATTAAAAAACTATGAACAATAACTTTTGGGGTGAACCCGATGACATTGAACCATTGCCCGATTGGATGAATCCAAAGACTTACTCACAACCACAGTTTAGAAAGACCAATAAGTCTATCACCGATATTATCAATGAAACAATAAGAAAACCTCCCGTACCACAGGTGCCTGATGAACCCACTAACCCTACTGAATAATGCAATTGATACCCTATGGTACTGGACATACGGCCTAATCGTAGGCTGGGGTGCTTCATTCACCATTGTGGTGGCACTACTCATACTCTGCTTCATTAAAATAGTCCGCCTGAATAAACGCTTGACCGACATCTCCAATCGTGTAGTGGTCAATGAGCGAGAGATGAATTTTCATATCAATGATACTAGAAAAAACAGTTGAACGCACGGCACAATGGAATAAAGAGACCAATGCATGGCAAATAGAAGAAGCAATGGTCTATCAATGGTATACAAACCAAAACAATCCCAAATCACCCATATATAAAAGTTTAACCGATGCACTACAATGGATTATAGCCCATGATGAACACCTATCGTAGTATTTTCATTTCCGATGTTCACCTTGGCACCCGTGATTGCCAAGCCGAGAAACTGAATAACTTTCTCAAACATAATACTTGCGATACTCTATACCTTGTGGGTGATATTATTGATGCATGGAAGATACAACAAAACAAGTGGCGCTGGAAACAATCTCATTCTAATGTAGTGCGAAGAATCCTAGGCCATGCCAAGCGAGGCACCAGAGTAGTGTATGTTGCAGGTAACCACGATGAATTTTTACGACCAATGATACCCTATGGCCTAAGCTTCGGTGCCATACAGATATGCAACCAGACCGAGCACATAGATGCCAATGGTAAACGATTACTGGTTACACATGGAGATTTATTTGATGGTATCTCCAAACTTGCACCATGGTTGACTTTCCTTGGTGATAAGTTATATGATATGGTGCTCAATTGGAATTCTACCTTTAATGCCTTCCGCCGTAAATTTGGGCTGGGCTATTGGTCGCTCTCTCGCTTTCTAAAGTATAAAGTAAAGAAAGCCTCTGATTTCCTACTAGGGTTTGAAAAGAATATTTCCGAGTATTGTAAAAAGAAAGGATATGATGGTGTCATTTGTGGGCATATCCACCATGCCGAGATAAAAGAACTCAATGGTATACTGTATATGAACGATGGCGATTGGGTAGAATCCTGTACCGCATTAGTAGAAACCCACGAAGGTATATGGAAAATAATACATTGGACAAAGGAAAAGGATGAGAATGAAGTAACCACCCATGAGAAACAGCAAGAGTGGCTAAAAACTGTCCGAAAGACGGAGTATTAATATGAGTAGAAAAAATATGTATTATAAAAAATTTAAAAATATTGATTCTTTTGAAACGGTAGATGAATTCCTCTCTCGTGGAGGCACTATTGATACTAGTAAAAAAGATGGAATTGTCCGTAAACAAAGAAAACTTAAACAACCCACTATTTTAAATAATGATTATTCCAATAAAGAATTTGAAGAGCGGCTACACCGATTTTATAATTCAAAACGGTGGAAATTGATTAAAGAACAAGTATATAAGACCCATGCTCATTTATGTCCAGTATGCGGGTCAGAAGAAAATTTAAGAGTAGACCATATAAAACCAATCAGACATTATCCTGCATTAATTGATGATATGAATAACCTTCAAATATTGTGTAATGAGTGTAATTTAGAAAAGGGGTCTATGATAGATTGGTCTTTAGGGTGGCACATTGCAAATAAAAGTATTTTAGAAGAAAAACAAAAACTCATTGAACTTAAAAAACTCAAAGAACCTAAAAAAAATGAAGAAGAATTTAGTAAAAAAATTGAAATACTAAGAACTTTTGAGTCGTGGCAACTAGATGATATATTTCGTGCATGGAATGCCTATTGTAGTAGAATGAATAAAGCAGGGATGGACATAATTAACCAATATGATTTTATTGAACATATAAAATTCTATGTAAGAGATATTAGATTGGCTAAAAAATATGTTCAAGACAATTGGAGAAACATAACTAGTGAACCTACAACAAAACCAAAAGAATTTAAACTAAAACCAAAAGAATTTAAACAATCAAAGCTTCATAGAGTAACAAAAGAAGGTAAAATTATAGTAGTAAATAGTGGTAAAAAGTAGCAAAAAGTGGTAGAGAACCAACATAGATATCCACCATGCCAGGCGTATATAAAGAGAAACAATGTCCCCAATGTAAAAAACTACACAGAGGGCGAGGGAATTTCTGTTCGATTTCCTGTGCCAATACTGGTCAAACTAAATCCCCCGAAACTAAACAGAAGCTTGCAGAGAAATCCAGAGAGTATCGCAGAACACCCGAAGGCATTGCGACCACTAAGGTTATTGCGAGAGTAACTGAGAAACGCCACGCAGGTATTCAAACACTTCCCGAAGATGATTGGATAGTAGAAATTCCAATAGATAATGAAGATGATGATGGTTTCCGTCTATAACTGACCATTCCGGTCAACTATTATCCTCAATGGAATCAGTAGCTTAGCTACCCCCTTGACATCCATACTGGTTCGTGTATAATGGTTTATGTTGAGTTGATAAGAGTATTTCAGAAGGGAATTTGACTGAAAAGACTATATTTGCCTTAATAAGCCTCGCCATCTAAAGCTGCTGCAGCGGTCATAGTATCGGATTGAGATTGCACCAACGGCCATTGTGTGTGATTCAAGAATGATAGTGGTGTGAAAAAAGATATAGAAACTGTTTGGCACTTTCAATTATCCCTCCTGAAATATTTTTTCATATATTTCTCTCTTTCATTTTAAACCCACCTAGGTGGGTTCTTTTTTTGTTCAAATTTTGAACATTTTCAATAGTCGACCAAATTACTCAACTATTATCCTCAATAAAATCAGTAGCTTAGCAGGGGCCTTGACATTTGCCTCGGTTCGTGTATAATGGTTTATATGATGACAAATAAAGATTTAATTTCTCTCCTCTTAACGGGTACCATGTTGTTCTCGTTTTCTCTTGTAATTTACTTTGTATTGGTGATAGCTTAATGAATATCTCAAAATTACAGGCCGACATTCAGTTGAAACAGGACATTCTAAATTTTCTGAATGAAGGTGGTGCTGTGAAAGTTTGTAAGGCCTCCAAGCCACGCAAGTCCGAAGTTACTTTTCGGAATAACAAATACACTATTTTTAACATGGGTCACCAAAAAGCTTGCGGTCGTGGTTTTATGAACGGTACCGCTAATTTACCCGCTTTTGGTATTGTGAAAGGATTATAATGTTTAATGGTAAAATTCTAGTTAAGACCCGTACCATGGTGCCAGGTTCCCATCGTATGGAATCGTATCAGGACACCTGGCAGGACTCTATTGATATCGCCTATGATGGTGAGTTAACCTCCGAGGTTTGCACCGCTATCATTGAGGCATTCAAAAAGTCCCGCTTTATGGGCAAAGCTCAGAGTGGTTACGGTGCTTTGCGTTGGAGTAATGGTGACACTATCATTGGTGTAGATAGGGTTAAACGTCAACTAATTTTGGGCTCATCAATGAGCTTGTGTGATTAATGAGTGGAATGAAACATTTTTTGGATCAAGTCCAAGAGTTATTAGAGGCTGGCTGTAATGCGGATGTTATCTCGCAGAAGCTGGGTTGTTCATTAGAGATGGCTGAGCAGGCCATAGAATTTTGGAGTGATTATGCAGAGTAATATGGATTCAGCGTTACAGGCTTATGCAGAGTACCTAAAGGAATGTTATATGAGCCGTGGTGCTTCATGGGCAAAAAGTGGCTTTGACCGCCAGTTGGTGGTTGAATTTGATAAGGGCTCGAAGTTTATTAAGGTCATCATTGGCTACAGTACCGATGGTGTGCGTGATACTTCCCGTAGTAGCCACTCTTTTATCGTGCTGAAGTCGGATAAATTTCAGGTGGGCGATATATTGAAGTCCGCCAGTTGGAGGGCGCCCGCTAAGAATTTCGCTCGTGGTAATGTGCTAGAAAAGTCTTATGGAACAATCAGTTGGTGTGGTGCTTAAAAACAACAGCTACCCTTGACTTTTGCCGTGGTTCGTGTATAATGGATTTTGTTGAGTTGATAAAAGAAAAGGAATTATTATGACTACATTTAGTATTGTGAATGAATTGAATTTGACTGATAAACGTGCTCTGATGGCTGAGTTAAAAGAAGCCATCCGCATTGATGTGATGGCTGCTCGCTTGGCTAAATCTCGTGCTAAAGAAGCGAAGAAAATTGCTCGTGAAAACAAAGCCTATGACCGTGCTGCCAAGAAGGCCGCTCGTATCGCTAAGTTGGAAGCAAAGCTCGCTGCTCTCAAAAATCCAGTTGGTATCAAAGCTGTCAAGGCCAATAAGAAACCTTCCAATGTTACCGTTTTGAAAGCTGCTTAATATGGTTACCTATAAAATCTACCTTAGACCTACCAGTGAGCTCTATTACACTACCACGAGCCTTATTGACCTTGAGGGTGCTTGCCAACGGCTAGATGCTCTTACTGTTTCCTACTATGTGGTGAGTTAATGAAAATCACCACGGCTATTCGACAGCTACAGAAGGAGTGCGAATTCCTTGGGCTGTCATTCAATAAGCTTCTAACCGAGCTAGAGAAAGCACCGCTGTCTTTTCCGCTGAGAACCATTGAGGCTTATAAAGTGTATAGAATGGAGTATCCGATTGCGTAGAAAGCGCTCAGACCGTAACCATGTATTGTATCAGTTGACCATAGGAGAGGACACCTATATTGGCCTGACAGTAGCACAAGGCCAGGCTTTTCTCCGTTCGGTCAAAGTGAGAGTCCAGAAGCATATGAGTAGAGCCAGAAAAGAGTCCAAGGATTGGGCAATTTGTGAGGCCTTGAGGTCGGATGAGGTTATACAGTATGAGGTTTTGGAAGTGGTTCGTGGTCGCAAGGCAGCCCATAGTAGGGAGAGGGAGCTCATAGAAGCGCTGAGTCCATCTCTCAATACGTTCTAGGGCTAAATCTAAGAGGGGGTGGGAAGCCATAGTAAGGATCCTTACTTTTTTGAATGTGTGAGTAAGGGTACCACATGACTTATTTTCGCTGTGTTTTTCAGAGAGTTTCTATTAGTTCCAGCGAAAAAACTTTTGGATTCTCAGACTTCAAAAAAATCCGCGGCCAGGAAATTTGCCGTGGAAGTCGTTTGCCATTATATACAATTACCTGTGTTTTTGTCTATAATGTGTTACAATGGTTTATTATTAGGAGAGCATCATGGATTTTTCAGATAAAGAACAGTTAATTGCCACCATTGTTTGTGGCATACTCATAATCATTGGACTTTCTATCTAATGGAAACCTTTCTATTATCTCTACAAGTAGCCTTTGTGTTTATTATGTGGAAATGGGCAGAGGAAGCATTTGAAAAAGAACTGAATCATATGGGTTGGTTATACATTGTGGCATCAGCGGGTAATGCGGCCTCTGTGGCGGTTGCACTTGGATTATAAGGAAAATATGAATACTAAATTACAGAAAATATTGGCGGATGCCAAGATAGGCAAGGCAGAGTTTGATGCAGGAAGTTACTATGTCTGCTCTGAAGGTACACTAGAAACCATTATCAAATCGGTGGTGGACTTATGTGCGGATGAAGCACGGAGATATACTTTCAGGAGTAGTGGTGTACCAGAGGATTACAATGGTACTACGAATGTTGAAATTGAAATAAGGAAACTCTATGAAAGTGGTAATTAATTCGGATTACGGTGGTTTTAGTTTATCGGATGAAGCGATTGAGGCCTATGCGGAGAGAAAAGGAATTACCCTACGCAAAGAGGAGCGGAACTCTGATTCGGTTCTCTCAAGTGATTATTACCTTGACAATGATGAATGGTTTAATTGCCGTGAGATTCCGCGGAATGATCCGACATTGGTAGCGGTGGTTGAGAAGCTTGGTGAGAAAGCGAATGGTTTCTGTGCTACTCTGAAAGTGGTAGAGATTCCCGAGGATGTGGATTGGGAGATTGAAGAATATGATGGTAATGAGTGGGTCGCCGAGAAGCATAGGACTTGGTTATGAAAGGAAAAAGCGCCGTGGAAAATCCTGAGAAAATAGTAGGTACGAGTGATAGGTTTGATTTAGAGCAAGAAATTTTGCGATGCTGGGCTATCCTTGAAGATATTGAATTGGTACGAGATAAACCAGAACTAATTGATTCTCTAAAGGAAATCTATGAGGTGAAGTTCCAGAGGTGTTTTGATACCTTTACGGAATACTGGCAGGCAGAAAAGTCAAGAAAATCAAGAGCTTAGCTGTGTTGCTTCCATGCAACAGGTGGGCTTGACTTTAGGCATGGTTCGTGTATAATGGATGCATAAATTGAGAAAAGGTTATATTATGTTGAAATTTGAAAAAGTTGCAAAAGTTGGTGATGTGATTCGTGCTTATGATTTCAAGCCATGTGCTGGTCGTGATGATGCTTTTATTGAAGGAATTGTCGAGCAAACCAATTGCACCGAGCCTGGTTTTATGTCGTATAAAATTACGGTTACGGCTGATAAGTTTGTGAAGTTTGAAACCAAAGCCAATAAAAAGAATCGTGTTGGCAAAATCATGTTTGTGCCATACCAGACTAGTTTTATGGAATTTGATTTCCGTGTAATTAATTTATCGGAGTAATTATGCAAATCGAGCAAGCTATTCAAATTATTCGGCAGTACCAAGACCAATGGGGTATCAAAGGTCTTTTAGAAACCTTAGAGGAAATGAATTTATGCTTCGATGATTTAAGTTACCAAGAAGCCACGGCATTTCGTACCTTCATGGCCATGGGTCGTGAATTTTTTGCACCGATAAAGGAAACTGTATGATGTATTCCAAATATTCCGTTGATGAATTACAAGGCTACTATAGCGATTTTCATAAAGATTTTTATGGGTATCGCCCTCGTGGCTTTGGTACCGAGGAAGATTGGAATAACCGTGATTGGTTAATCTCCAACATTGATAAAATCCATGATGCCATGGATAAAATGAAAGAGACCTTTTCTGGTCGGGAAGAGCTTCGTACCAATGGTTGGGTTATTGAAGAAACCGACCCAGAGTTGGCAAAGCAAGCGAAGTGGTTGGCTGATGAACGCAAGCGGGAGTATGAAGCGTGGGTCGCCAGTATTGAAAGAAATTATACCGAGGAAAATTCAAGTGTATATTCTGCCGATTGAGCATGGACATTTTTATTATCACCTCTCCGTAGAGGAGGAAGATGATAACATTAAGTATTATCATTATGCGGTCAATAAAGAGAACCGCAATAGAATATTGTTAGATTATAGTCCGTATGATACAATGACACGGATGGCTTTTAGAGAATGTGTGGAAAAAATTGAGTAAAGTAAATATATTAAAATGGGTCGCCACCTTTGTAACACTAGGTGGTGCATTAGCAACAGCATTGATGATTGACCCATTGAATATCTGGTTGTTGAATAGTGGTGCTCTATTGTTTTTGATATGGGGTTTTCTGATTAAAGAAAAAGCCATGATTGCTGTAAACTTTGGCCTTCTTGCCATTTATGTGTTTGGTTTAATTTATAGGATATAAAATGAAAATGATTACCCGTGAGCAGTATGTTGCTGTTTTGGAAGATGCCAAGAAAAAAATTGAATCTAATTATAAACCACAAGAAGAAGGAACTGGTCATTTTAATACCGCATCCTTTGTGGTGAAAGAATTAATCTTTGAAGTTAATCAAGGAAACCCACAAGAATTTGTATTATAAGTATGGAAATTATCTTTGGAGGTATTTCCATGCCAGATGCAAAAGACTTTGATGGCTTTTATATATTGCCACATAAGCAAGATGACGGCTTAAGACTTTCTTTTTTTGATTTCAATGATGATTTTGAAAAAGGAAAGAAGATTGACCATACCAGCCTTGGTGATATGTACCATGTGGTCTTTTTAACACAAGGCGAAGATGGTAATCCTGAGTTGGATGACCACTTTGAGGCAATTTTTGCCGATCCTGAAGTGTATGTTAAGGGTTTACTTGGTGCAAATATCTATGGTTGTATGGTACGAAAGACGGAAAACAGTTGGAAATGGGTTGAAGAATACCTCAAAAGACTGCTCGGTCGTGTTATGATAAACAAAATGAAAAATTATGCAGGCTCTATTGCCAAAAATTAAGAAAGGGAAATAAAAATGCCTAATTGGTGTGCTAATAATGCTGAGTTTCACAATGATGATGTTGCCGAAGTTGCAAAACTAGAAGCACACTTGAAATTCCTTGATGAAAATAAGAGTAATAATAACATTGAATCTGGTCTATTTGCCTTTTTTAGACCAAGACCAGCTGAAGAAGAAGAAAATTGGTATGATTGGAACATTTCTAATTGGGGTACCAAGTGGGAAGCAAGCATTTATTCGTGGGAAAAGGTCAATGACAATTGTATCACACTAAATTTTGATACAGCATGGGCACCGCCAACGATATTTTACGATTTCGTAGCACAAAATACTGAATGGTATGTTACTGCTACCTATTGGGAACCTGGCATGGCCTTCGTTGGCAGCAATATTGCAGGTCAAGATGACTGCTATGAGTATTCTAATGCTGAAGATGTTGAAAATATACCTGAAGAATTGATTGATGAGTATAATTTGCGTGACCAATTTGAAGATGAAGAAGAAAGTGAAGAGGATGATATGGTTGAAGCGCTAGAAGAATTGAAAAAAGAGTTTGAAGCGTTAAGTGTAAGTGATGAACCTGCAAAAAATGCGTTTGCTGATGAAATTGGTCGTGAATGGTTGAAAGGATTGTTGCGTGAACGAGTAGTTGGTGTTACTTTTATCAAAAAAGACGGCACGGAACGAGTGATGCAAGCTACTTTGAGTGAAGATTTCATTCCTGAAGCGACAAATTCTGAAAATTCTGCTAATTCTCGCAAAAAATCAGACGAAGCGTTAGCAGTTTGGGACACAGAAGCACAAGCTTGGCGTAGTTTTCGCTGGGATTCTGTAAAACAGATTAATTTTTCGCTTGGAGAGTAAAAAATGACAAAATATATTGTAGAATCTATTGGAATGTTCCGCCAAGTCCATGTTGTCGAAGCGGAAAATGAAGATGCAGCCATGGAAATTGCTAGGACTGCTGATGACAATTGGCAAGAGTATCTTGGTGAAATGAAAGTTGATATTTCCGAGTTTACAGATGAAAGAATCAAGCATTTTCAGGAAAAAGAATTCTTTTGGGAAGGAGTATCATTTAAGGATGAAAATGGCACAGTTCGTTATATTCACAAGAACGGACAAGTAGTATAATAATCGCCCTTTTAGTTAAATGCTATAACACTTGATTTGTAATCATGGATTGGTGGTTGGATTCCATCAAGGGGCACCATTGTTGAGAATGTGAGAGAAAGAGTAAGCAATCCTGACTGTTAAGGAAAACACTATCTTAGAAACCGCATCCGCAAAAAGGAGATTATCTAACAATGCAAAAGTTAGATTGAAAGCGCAAAGCTAAGAGAACAACTGACGATTGTGGTAACGCATAAAGATAGGCGCCTATACTTTTTGATAAATCCACCCACGAGTTCTTAAACACGGAACAGTATTCTCAACAATGGTTATTAAAAATTTTGATAATCTCAATCAAAAAATATCATTAGACAAAACCTCATTATTGTGATATTCTATGACTAAGTATTAATACTTAGATTTTAACTATTGGAAGGAAATTATGTCTATTACAATTAAAAACCTTGAAAGTGCATTGGCAGGCGAAAGTCAAGCACACATTAAGTACCGTTATTTCGCCAAGATTGCTCGTGAAGAAGGCTTTGAAGAAGTGGCAAAACACTTTGAACATACCGCTGACCAAGAATTACTTCATGCATGGGGACACCTAGAATTATTGATTGGTAAACCATCTACCAAAGAATGTTTACAGAAGGCCATTGATGGCGAGACCTATGAATTCACTACAATGTATCCGCAGTTTAAGAATCAGGCTTTTGGTGAAGGATTATCTTTTGCAAGTAAAGAGTTTGATGAACAG